ACCTTTGACGCCATTGCACAGCGCCGTGGGAAATCTCCAAAGATAAAACGTGGTCATGAACTGAGAAATCCATTCGCCGGACTGGTCTTTTGTGGAACTACCGGATGCGGGCGCTCCATGACATTCAAACAGTTTACAAACTACCGGAGCAAAGTTCCCCGCCGGTCAGAAAGCATGATCTGTCCAAATCAACGTATCTGCCATACCAAATCGGTACAATATAGTGCTTTTGTGGAACGTGTAAAAGAAATATTATCAAAGACGGTGGATGATTTTGAAATTAAATTACAGAATGATGATGGGAATATTGTCCGGATCCATGAGAATATCATCCGGAATCTGGAACAGGATCTGGTGAAATTAAAGGATAAGGATCTGCGTCAGAAAGATGCTTACGAAGATGGGATTTATACCAAAGAAGAATATGCTTCCAGAAATGCCAAGCTGCAGGAACAGATCTGCGAAATGCAGCTTTCCATCCAGCGGGCAAAAGATACCATGCCACCGGAAGTTGATTACCAGGAACGGGTTTCCCGATTTTCTGACTGCCTGTCTAAATTTGAAGATACGGATATTTCAGCATCGGAAATGAACTTACTCCTCAAATCCTGCATTGAAAAAATCATATATCACAATTCCAGTGAATCCAAGCCTGGTATCGGACGATTCGTTGCCAATCCCTTTGAACTGGATATCTACCTGCGCCTGTGATCTTTGGGCGCAGGCATTATTTTACTGTATCAAGGCTTTTTCTGCCAGTAATCTCCTGTTTTCACGCAAAAATAATCACTTCCATCATGTATGAGCGAATGAACTGGCTCATATGGAAATGATCTGCGCTATAGTGCGACAGCTGACACAAGATCTGACACCGGAAGAAATCCAGAAAAGCGGGTTTGATACCTACTATGTAGATCACACGCTCGGTCTTTGGCCGGCAGCTGCCAGCGGCATTCCACATAATGCCTGTGAATACCAGTCAAAAGGCGATCCGATTACAGATCTTTTCGAAAATATGGCTGCTGAACAGAAAGCACGGACAACTTACGACAATATTCTTCGTCTGGTCAAAGATCCGGAGGTGTGTGACCCAATCCGCTTTCTGCGGGAACGTGAAGTCGTACACTTCCAGCGTTTTGGCGAAGGTCTCCGCCTTGTGACAGACCGGTTAAATTCCAAAAACTTCTATGCGTTCAATCCGGCTTTTGATGCAAAATCATCCTGTTAAAACAATACAGCAAAACAGACATTTGCAATCTGTTTTTGCTACTTGCACATGAGACCTGGCGCATGATTCTGCGCACCATAAGCTGACAGATTCTTTTCTAAATCACCTGCGCCTGTTATTTTTCAAGGCGCAGGTAATCTTTATTACGTAGCAAAAAAATACTGCAAGCAACATTTGTTACCTGCAGTATTTTTCGGGTTGGGCTGTTTTTATAAAAAACAGAGCAGTTCGTAGGGGAATCGAACCCCTGTTTTCGCCGTGAGAGGGCGACGTCTTAACCGCTTGACCAACGAACCATATCTTATTTACTTTTTTGAAAACATTAAACAGTTCGTAGGGGAATCGAACCCCTGTTTTCGCCGTGAGAGGGCGACGTCTTAACCGCTTGACCAACGAACCACATCTTATTTACTTTTTTGAAAAACATTAAAC